CCATTAATCATTTCAAAAATAGAAACATATTTTAGAGAAAAGTCTCCGATCATACGAAGTAAACGTCTAACGGATGAATTATATGTATTTATATGGAATGGGCAACGAGCAGAAGCACAACGAGGTTATAATGACGATTTAATTATGGCATTTGGAATTGCATTATGGGTACGAGATACTGCATTAAGATTACACCAACAGGGTATGGACCTATCTAGAAAAGCAATAGGACATCTTGGTAAGTCTACTGGAATGTATACTGGAACCGGCAATGAAAATAAATCATGGCAGATGCAGGCTGGTAAGGACAAGGAAGATCTAAATTGGCTTTTAGATTAACAATATATTTATATAAAAAGAAGAATTAATATGGCAAATACATCATTAAGAGCTCGATTAAGTCGTCTCTTTTCAACTAACGTAATAGTAAGGCGAATTTCAAAGAATCGTTTACGAGTAGTTGATACTAATAAATTACAATCCGATGGAGCAGTATCACAGTCGTATATAGATAGATTTTCAGGATTACAACGAGGACAGTCCGGATACGGTGGTTATAATCAAACAATGAACTTTCATCAATCTAAATTAGAATTATTTTCTGATTATGAAGCAATGGATATGGATCCAATATTAGCATCGGCATTAGACATATATGCAGATGAATGTACAGTTAAAGATATGGAAGGCGATACATTAACTATATCAACTCAAAACGACGAAATTTTAAAAGTATTAAGAAATTTATTTAATGATATACTTAATATAGATTATAATTTATGGCCATGGATCAGGAATGCTTGTAAGTATGGTGATTTTTATTTGCATTTAGATATTGAAGATGATATTGGTATAGTCAATGTTACTCCATTATCATCGTATGAAGTACGTAGAGAAGAAGGATATGATGAACAAAATCCATATGCATATAAATTTACATTAGAAGGATCTCATATGGCATATGCATCTGGCGGCCGTCAAAATTCTTCAGAATTTAATAATTATGAAATAGCACATTTTAGATTATTATCAGATACAAACTTCCTACCTTATGGTAAGTCAATGATAGAGCCTGCTAGAAAAGTATTTAAGCAATTAACTCTCATGGAAGATGCAATGCTTATTAATAGAATAATGCGAGCTCCGGAAAGAAGAATTTTTAAAATTGATGTAGGTAATATACCACCGGCGGAAGTAGATACTCATATGAGAACTATTATTGATAAAATGAAAAAGATTCCATATATGGATGAAAAGACCGGAGAATATAATCTTAAATTTAATATGGAAAACATGTTAGAAGATTATTATTTACCAGTAAGAGGTGGAGAATCGGGAACATCAATTGAATCATTACCTGGACTATCCAATGATGGCCAAATTGAAGATATCGAATATTTACGTAACAAACAAATGGCAGCTTTAAAAATACCAAAAGCATTTTTGGGATATGATGCAGATGTGGCAGGTAAAGCTACTTTAGCAGCAGAAGATGTTAGATTTGCAAGAACTATAGAAAGAATACAAAAAATATTTGTTTCAGAACTTACTAAAATTGCAATTGTACATTTATATTCACAAGGATTCAAAAATGAAGAATTAGTAGATTTTTCATTAGACTTAACTAGTCCGAGTATAGTATATGAAAAGCAAAAAGTAGAAATATTAAATGATAAGATTGCATTAGCTACTAATATGAAAGATAGCACATTATTCTCTGAAAAATATATTTATGAAAACATATTTAATATGAGTCCTAATGAATGGGAGTCAGAACAAGAGTTAGTTATACAAGATATTAAAGCAGACTTTAGAAAAGAACAGATTAAAGCAGAAGGTAATGATCCTAAAAAGACTAATATGAGTTTTGGAACACCTCATGATATAGCTTCAATGCATGTAGCTACCAAAGGAGAATTATTACCAGGCCAGGAACAAGAACATGTTGCAGGACCAGGCGCTCCGAAAAAGCCAGGAACTAATTTAGATACGGCAGTTGCAGGAAGAGATCCATTGGGAGCAAAAGACATGGGTAATGTATTTGCAACTGATAAAAATCCATTACAACAAACAACTAGAAAGACAAATCCTTTAAGTTTAGAGGTCAAGTCATTTATATCATCTTTACAGCAATCACAACAAACACCAAAAAATACAATATTAAACGAATCATTAAATACGGTTGATCATAATAATGATAATGGTACATTATTAGATGAAGATCAATTAAATGAAATATAATGATATGAATTACGGATCAATACATATTTATTTAAAACATGTAGACTATTAGGATGCTTCAATGAATGGATTAAAACACTCGAAAGTAAAAAATACCGGATTAGTTTTCGAACTATTGGTAAGACAAGTAGCAAGCGATACTATGTCTAACAAGAACTCTCCGGCATTAAATATTATCAAAAAACACTTTACAAAGAATTCGGAATTAACAACCGAATTAAAACTTTATAGATCTCTAAAAGAAGAGACATTCAATATGAATGAAAAATCTATAGAATTTGTAGATGCAGTTATTACAGCTAGACAAAATATTAATGAATCTCAATTAAAACGTGAGAAATATAATTTAATAAAAAATATAAAATCTCAATTTGTTATTGAAGAATTCTTTAAATCACGAGTACATGATTATAAAATTCACGCTTCAGTTTATAAATTATTTGAATATGCTCAAGCAGATGATCCTAAGGATTATATTGAAACTAAATATCAAGTAGTAGAATATATACAAAGAAAACTTAAGCCAACAGCTAAGACTACATTAGTTTCAGAAAATAATGATATACGTATATTAGCATCGAAGATGATTATTGATAAATTTAATGAAAAGTATTCTAAATTATCATTAAAACAAAAACAAGTTTTAAGAGAATATATTAATAATGTAACTAATTCAGAAAAGTTAAAAAAATATATTGTATTAGAAACAAAAAAATTACAACGAGATTTATTAAAAACAACAACACAAATTGCTAGTAAAGTTGTTAGAATAAAAATTACAGAAGTTGCTAAATTATTAAATAATATTAGCAAAAAACATATTATAGAAGATAAAGATGTATTAACAATACTTCGTTATCATGAACTTATTAATGAAATTAAAAAGACAGGTAAATCATGAGTGGACCATACATATTACCAGCAACAGGAAGTAAGTATAATGTTTTCGAAAGGTTAGGACATCCGGGTCGATATACATCAGTAACGACGGTTAATAATACAACAGTTAATTTCACTGGATCTAATTATGGCCATGGCGCTGTAATAGTAGGAGAGAGTAGTGCAACAGGAACAATTTCATTATCCGGAGGCGGAACAATAAATATAGCACATTTGTCAGTAGGAACTATATATGAATTATCTCCGACAATTGTTGTTAGTTCTAACGCAAAAGCAATTTACGTATTAAAAAGGCAACAATAATGAAATTAATTGATCAGATAGAAAAATATTTCGAAGCTTTAGATCCAGTAGGAAAAGAAGATGATGATATAGATAATGATGGTGACGTAGATGCATCTGATAAATATCTTAAGTCTAGAAGAAAAGCTGTCACTAAAGCAGTTAACGACGAAGATGAAGAACTTGAAGAAATGAGTTCAACAGCATCTGTACCTGGATATCAAACTCCATATGCATTTGGCGATGCAGATGAAGATACCATAGACCAAGGTGGAATGAAAAAAGTTCCAAAAACAAATCGTATATTTAAAAAGATGACGTCTACACAAAAAATGGAATCCAAATCTACTTATAAAAAAATGATGTCTGAAATGTATGGTATAGTTAATGAAGTATCATATAGAGATTATAAAAAAGATCCAACATCTACTCCATCACAAAAAGTTAACAGAGGTATTAATGAAGTTAATAAAATGTTATCTGAAATGGAAAAAATTGTTTCAAATAATTTAAGATTGAAAACAGAAATGGGAGTTCAATCAAATCATTTTTGGAAATCAACGGGGAATAGATTTTCAAAAATTAACGAACGAATGATTCGAATAGCAAATAGACTTAAGGAATTATCACAATGATATTAAATAGAACATGGAAACAATTTGTTAATGCTAAAGAAAATAAAGATTTAACATTAGAACGACAAACACGTTTATATTCAGACGAAAGAAAACGTTTCGATCAACATCAGCAATTTCTCAACTCTGGATTATTTATGCAAGGATTAAAATGAGCAAACAATTATTAGTAGATTATACAGTATTTGAAATTTCACCACAACAAATTAATGAATCATTAACAGAAAATAATGGCAAATTAATTGTATCAGGTGTATTACAAAGAGCAGATGCAAAAAATCAAAATGAACGAGTATATCCAAAAGATTTATTAATGCGTGAAGCAAAAAAATATGCTGGGACGTTTATTAAAGAAAGAAGAGCATTGGGAGAATTAGATCATCCAGATTCATCGGTAGTTAATTTAAATAATGTGTCACATAACATATTAGATATGAATTGGGCAGGAAATGATTTAGTAGGTAGAGTAGAAGTATTAGGAACTCCATCTGGAAATATTTTGAAAGAATTATTTAAATCAGGGATAAGATTAGGTATTTCGTCTAGAGGTATGGGATCAGTAAAAGAAGTAATGCGTGAAGGAAGTCAGACATTAGAGGTTCAACCAGATTTTGAATTAGTTGCTTTTGATTTTGTTTCAAATCCATCGACTCATGGAGCTTTTTTATCTCCTGTAAATGAATCAGTAAATAGAATTGCACAACAAACGTATTCTAAAGTAGAAAATTTAATCACGACGATAATAAGGGAATTTTAATATGGCATTAATAAATTTAAAATCAGAATATGGCCCAACAAATGGTATACAGAAAAAAGGCACCGGAACAATATTAGGATTTAATGTTAGTCCTATTGCAAATGCACAATTAGGCAATCCTACAATAGGCGGTAAAAAGAATTTGACAACATTTAATGATTTGTCATCTGCAAGTCATAACAGTAAATTTGGCCCATTTAATACATCAAATAAAAGAGGCACGGGATTGTTAGTTGATTTATTAGGTAATAATCCAAATACACCGGAAATAGATTTTTCTAATTACAAACCTTAAGGAATAATATGATAAAATTAAGTGGAATAGCACAAGGGATAAAAAGGCTTTACGAAGCACCGGGAACAGAATTTGAATCTGAGCCTGATACAGATTTAGCAAACCAATACGTTAGTGACCTATCAGGCGTCATTGAACAATTAGAATCACTTGAAGAAGAGATGGCCCGTGAATTTGATAATAGAGCAACTACAACACAAGATGTATCATATAATCAACAATCAGATTCAATGAGTAGATATATAAGTCAAGCAACTAAAAATATTGAAGGTCTTATTAAAACATTAGAAAGGTATAGTTAATATGAAAAATTGGGAAAATCAATTAATGAATCACATCTTAAATGAAAAATATTTAGGAGAAGCAGATTCGCCAAAAATGCCAAAAGAAGACAAAAAAGCTTTTCTTTCTGCAGTAGGTAATTTTCATGAAATAGGGGAAATGGTATATAGTAATGCAAAATTAAATGAAGTTACTAAAACATTAGAAAATATTATGCAACAAGCAGAAGCATTAACATTACAAGAATCGGAACATTGGTTTGATAATGTAACTGTATCTAGACATATGAAACAAATGAATGAAGCGTATAAAGTATTTGAGAAGACGGCAACTGAAATGAGTTCATTACAACAGAGGTTAGAGTCTGCATACGATGATATGGGAACAGTACTAAACAGATATTATAATGTTAATGGAGCACTTTCAGAAGACAATCATAATCCAGAAGCACCAGATTCAACTAATTCTAAAAATGATGATTTAATGGCAGGTGCTAAAATTGAAGAAGATCAATTTACGGCGGGTGTACATAATCAAGGCCCGGCATTTAATGATCATATGACAGCTACAGATTCAAAAAGATTAAAATAAATTTGTCTATTTGAAATAAAATCATTATATTAGTTATACATAATAAAAATAAAGTTACATGGGAAAAAATTACAAACACATACAAATGACGTTACCTGGGCATGCATTAGGTGCAAAGGTATTATCAACAAAACGAAATCCGAATGGTGATATAACATATGCATTACAACATTGGAAAAAGTTAATGAAAGATTCCGGGACTCTGGACATATTAAAAGACAAAAAAGAATTCCAAAAAAAATCTGTAACTAGACGTAGACAACTACAAAAAGCTATATATATATCTAGCATACAAGATAACGATTAAAATTCGGTATATTTCATTGCTTCCTTGATATATATTATTAATAAAATATACTGAGTATCAATACTTGGTCACTGAATATTATATTAATTCTTATTAAGATTACTAATAATCTTACTCCAAAATTAAATACGAGGAAAATCGATGAACGATTTATTAAAAGACGCTATTGCAGATGCAAAAGCCGTAAGGGAAACTGCACTAGCGAATGCAAAAGTTGCATTAGAAGAAGCGTTCACCCCAAGACTACAATCAATGTTATCAGCTAGACTTTCTGAAGAAGAAGGCGACGAAGTTGAAATGGACATGGAAGTACCTGCAGAAATGCCGGATATGGATATGGCTGTTGAAACTGCTGATGATGAAATGATGCCAGAAGGCGACTATGAGAAAAAAGTCGACGAAGACATGGAAGATCCTAAAATGGATGAAGACATGGAAGATCCTAAAATGGATGAAGACATGGAAGATTCTACTGATGATTTAGAGCTCGAAGCTATTATTGCTGAACTAGAAAAAGATATAGATGAAGAATTAGATTCTTCTGATATCGGTTCTACTTTAGGTATTAGTGACGATGCATCTTCATCTCATACAGAAGATCCAGGTGAAGGCGAATTAACTGAAGAAGAAAAAGAAAATATGGAAACAGAAGAAATGGATCCAGATAAAGAAGTTTCTTTAGATGAAATCATCAGTGCATTGACTGAAGAAGAAGGTGACGATAAAGATAAAGTTAAAGAAGAAGACGAAAAAGAAATGACAAAAGAAGAAGACGAAGGCGAAAAAGACCTTAAAGAAGCTTATACTGTTATTAAATTTTTGAAATCCAAAATTAATGAAGTCAATCTTTTAAATGCAAAATTACTATTTTCGAACAAATTGTTTAGAAACTATCCATTAAACGAATCACAAAAAATGAAAGTAATAGAAAACTTTGATAGAGCTTCTAATTTAAGAGAAGTGAAATTAATTTTTACTACATTGAGTGAGTCTTTTGTGGCTACCAAAACAAAACGTTCGATAAAAGAAAGCTATGCTTCCAAACCAAGTAGATCGACTGCTCCAAAGAAAGAAATTCTTTCTGAAGGAAATCAGTTAGCTGCAAGATGGAAAAAATTAGCAAATTTAAAATAAACAAGGAAAACAATGAATGTAAATTCTTTATTACCTCATGATCATCAAACAACTCAACAAGAGGTTGCTATTGGCTTAGAAAGCAAATGGGAAAAGACCGGACTGTTAGAAGGAATTGATACCGAGATTGAGAGACGAGGCATGGCTGTTCTTTTAGAGAACCAAGCCAAGCAATTAGTAACAGAGGCGAATAGCACTGGTACTGATGCAAATGCAGAACAATGGTCGGGTGTAGCCCTTCCACTTGTAAGAAGAATCTTCGCTGAAATAGCAGCAAAAGATTTTGTATCTGTGCAACCAATGAACCTACCATCAGGTCTAGTATTTTTCTTAGATTTCAAATACGGAACTAAGCAAGGTATTGCAAAAGGTGGAACTGCAGCAGGAAATGATTTTATTTCTGGTGCGGGAAGAACATCACAGACTGATTCTGTATTTGGTGTAACTGATAAAGATAGAGGAACATCTGCTCCTTCTGAGGGTCTATATGGCGCTGGAAGATTTGGATATTCTATTAATGATGTAACTTCATCATTACTTCTTACATCAGGTGCTGCTAAAACAGGTTCTATAGCAGCTGGAACTGGTGTATTTACTAACAAAGGCGCGGGAAATCAAGCTGGATTTAATTATTTTACTAATTACAATTCTGAATTATCTGCATCACTTGTTGGTAAAAAGACACAAGTATTATCTATCCCAACTTCAGGAATAACTGGATTTGACCCTAAAGGCGTAAGATCCTTTAACGTAACAGGAACAGGTATTACTACAGTATTTCCAGAATTTACAAGAATAGATGAGCAAAATGGAGATCACATACATTTCTTAATTGAAACTGCTGCCACTCCTGCCGTTGCTGGTCCAATTCAAGTAATTTACGGAAAACAACCTACTGATTCTACGAGAGGCGATTTCGAAGATCCAGCAGCTGTTGGTAATAATACTGATTCATCTACTAAATTAGATATACCAGAAATTAACTTAGAGTTAAGAAGTGAAGCAATCGTTGCTAAGACAAGAAAATTAAAAGCTATCTGGAGTCCAGAATTTGCTCAAGATTTAAATGCTTATCATTCAATTGATGCTGAAGCTGAATTAACTTCTATGTTATCTGAATATATTTCGCAAGAAATTGATTTAGAGATATTAGACATGTTGATGCAAAATGCTCAAACTGTTGATAGATGGTCTGCAAAAGTTGGTTTTGAATTTGATTCTGCTAGTAATAGCTTTGTCCAATCAAATGCAACTGCTCAAGCATACAACCAAGGTACATGGTTCCAAACTGTAGGAACTAAAGTACAAAAAGTTAGTAATAAAATACACCAATTAACATTAAGAGGTGGAGCTAATTTCTTGGTATGTTCTCCAACTGTAGCAACTATTTTGGAATCAATTCCAGGATATGCTGCTGATACGGATGGCGATCAAATGCAATTTGCAATGGGTGTTCAAAAAGTAGGTGCTATTAATAATAGATTCCAAGTTTATAAGAATCCTTATATGACTGAGAATGCTATATTAATGGGATATAGAGGATCACAGTTCCTAGAAACAGGCGCTGTTTATGCTCCATATGTACCTTTAATTATGACTCCATTGGTATATGATCCAGATAACTTTACTCCAAGAAAAGGTGTAATGACAAGATATGCTAAGAAAATGGTAAGACCAGAATTCTACGGTAAGATCTTTGTATCTGCATTAGACACTATATAATTATTAATTAATTAATTAGTAACTAAAATAAAGGGAGGCTTCGGCCTCCTTTTTTACTGTAATGTCAAACTCTAACATATTTATAAGAAAAGGATACTATGGCAGCAGGAAGATATTCTTTCACAATAGATCAGGGCGCAACTGTCGATTTTGATATCATCTATAAATCCCCAACCGGGACAAGAATTGATTTAACAGGGTATACTGCGTCAATGCAGATAAAAAATTCCACCGGTGGTAATATTACATATGCTTCATTAACTGGTAGTTCAGGTAATATTCCTATTAAAGCTGTTTCTGGGTCATATATAAGTTTACGAGGAAGTGACTTAGTAACTTCGCCAACATCCGGTAGTTTAGGAATATATTTAGGACATGCTATCACTAATAATTTTAATTTTGGAGAAGCATCTTACGATTTAGAACTAACAAATGGCCCTGAAAAAACTAGGTTATTACAAGGTCAAATACAATTAAATAAACAAGTAACAACTATATAAAATGAGTACATCTGTTACTAAAAATATTAGTGAAATAAGTATATCACAACCTACACATACACTCACTATTACAAATAATAATACTGGTAATACAGTTACAGTAACTCCTTTTAATAATCCTAATGTTGAAATACAGGCAGTAGGAGCAACTGGTGGACCTGGACCAGCAGGCGTAGATGGAGCACAAGGACCTCCAGGTACTGTAAGTAGTGCATCTGGCTTAACAATTACTGGTTCGGTAGTAGTTTCTGGATCTGGAAATGTAGATTTTTCTTTATCAGAAGGAGGAGTATCAGGATCATTTAGTGGATCATTTTTTGGTAATGGTAGTGGATTAACAAATGTACCTTCAACTAGTATAATAGGATTAAATTTATCACAAATATCAGATGGTGCAGCAACAGCATCTATTTCAGCAACAACTGGATTAAATATAAATGTTGATACACAAATAACAGGTTCACTTATAATATCAGGGTCATCTATAAGGATAATATCAGATAACTCTTATAACGCAGTTCATATTACCGGCGGGTTAGATATATCTAGAGATTTAGCAGTTAAGGATGATTTAACAGTTTATGATGATGCTAATTTAAGAAAAGATACAAACATTAGATATGAGGATGCATCTTATCCATTTGGATATTCATTAGCAGTAACTCAATCTACTAATAATTTAGGCGCTGCTTTTTTCGATGGCGGTATTACAGTAACTAAAGATATAAATACATTAGGTAGTATTACAGCATCTGGCAATATAGGTGCAAGTGGTACAATAGTTGGTTCTAATTTAATTGCAAATAGTTCATCATTTAGTACTAGAGTAACTTCATTAGAAGGTGGTTCAGGATTAGTATCAGGGATATTATCAAGTTCAGCACAAATTGCATCTAATATATCCGGATCATTCGGAGCATCATCTGCTTCATTTAGCTCCAGAATAACTATCAATGAATTAATAACTACAAAAACATTAATATCCGGATCAGCACAAATTGCATCTAATATATCTGGGTCATTTGGAGCACCTAGTGCATCATTATCAACAAGAATAACTAATTTAAAAATAAATAGTGGATCATTTAGTACTAGAGTAACTTTATTAGAAGGAAATGAGGTATTTACGTCTGCAGGTATATCAGGTTCATTAGGGGCAAATGCTGTATTAATTAGAAGTTTAACAGCAACAAAAATATCTGGATCATTTACAGATGCGAGTTCGAGTTTAAGTTCTAGAATAACTAATTTAAAAACAAATAGTGGATCATTTAGCACAAGAGTAACGTCATTGGAAGGAAATGGTGTATTTACATCATCCGGTATCTCCGGGTCATTAGGATCTAATGCTGTATTAATTAGAAGTTTAACTGATTCAAAAATATCAGGATCATTTGTAGCTCCTAGTTCTTCATTATCAACCAGAGTAACTTCGTTAGAAAGCAATCCGGTATTTACATCTGCAATGATATCTGGCTCATTTACTAAACCATCTGGCTCATTTAGTACAAGAACAACTACATTAGAATCAAATGCAGTATTTACATCTGCAATGATATCCGGATCATTTACAGCACCTAGCGCATCGTTTAGTTCTAGAACAACCATATTAGAATCTAATCCAGTATTTAGCTCAACAAGTATTTCAGGATCATTGGGCACGAATGGTACATTAATTAGAAGTTTAACTGCAACAAGTATCTCTGGTTCATTTACATCTACATCAGCTTCATTTAGTACACGAACAACCACATTAGAATCAAATCCAGTATTTAGTTCAACAATAATATCTGGTTCATTTACAGCACCTAGCTCATCAATTTCAACCAGAATAACATTTTTAGAAGAAGGAGGAGCAGTTGGATTTACCGCTAGCGGTATTTCTGGATCGCTCGGTCCTAATGCTGTATTAATTAGAAATTTAACTGCAACAAGTATCTCTGGCTCATTTATAGCACCATCGGCATCATTTTCAACAAGAGTCGCATCACTAGAAAATAACCCAACTGTAGCAACTGGAACAATATCTAGTTCTGCTCAAATAGCACCGGAAATAAGTGGAGCATTTGATGCTGCGAGTTCAAGTTTAAGCTCTAGAACAACTACATTAGAATCGAATGCAGTATTTACATCTGCAATGATATCAGGTTCATTTACATCAACATCATCTAGTCTTAGTTCTAGATTAACTAATAATACATCCAATATAACTAGTAATAGATCTCTTATTACTGGTATTACATCATCGTTAACAACCACCGGCAGGGTAGTATTTACAACGGCTAATGGAGGGTTGGGAACAGACGAAGGCTTTGAATATAACACCACTACAAATCAATTAAGTGTTGATAGCTTAAATGTAATACATTTAACATCATCATTTATAACAGCATCTAATATTAAAACATCTGGATCTAATATATTCGGTGATAGTACGTTAGATACACAAACACTAATAGGTACTATATTAATTTCTGGATCAACACAGATAACAGGTTCATTAGGAATATCGAGTAATGTAAAGGCTGTCGGAACAATTGTAGGATCAAACTTATCCGGTACAAATACCGGCGATCAAAGTCTTACTGCATTAGCATTAAAGACTGCAATATCTGGATCATTTGTAGCTCCTAGTTCTTCATTATCAACCAGAGTAACTTCATTAGAAGGAAATGCAGTATTTACATCTGCAATGATAAGTGGATCATTTACAGCACCATCTGCATCATTATCAACAAGAGTATCTGATAATTTAGTTAAAGTATTAGCAAATTCAGCTAATATATCAACTAATACAATTAAAGTAGATTCATTAGCATCCCAAACCAGTAGTTATGCATCTAAATCAGCAATATCAGGATCCTTTGGAGCACCTAGCTCATCATTCTCAACAAGAATAACATTTTTAGAAGATGGTGGCGGTTCAGGATTTACATCATCAGGTATTTCAGGGTCATTAGGACCTAACGCAACTTTAATAAGAAGTTTAACATCAGTTGGTATCTCTGGATCATTTATTGCTTCTAGTGCAAGTTTTAGTACAAGAGTAGCATCATTGGAAAATAATCCTACTGTAGCAACTGGAACAATATCTAGTTCTGCACAAATTGCAACAGAGATTAGTGGTGCATTTAATGCTCCTAGCTCATCATTTTCAACAAGAGTATCTGGTAATTTAGTTAAAGCGGTAGCAAATTCGGGTAATATATCAATTAATACAATCAAAGTAGATTCATTAGCATCCGCAACCGGCAGTTACGCATTTAAATCAGCAATATCAGGATCATTTAATACTCCTAGCTCATCATTCTCAACAAGAGTATCTGATAATTTAGTTAAAGTATTAGCAAATTCAGCTAATATATCAATTAATACAATTAAAGTGGATTCATTAGCATCCGCAACCGGCAGTTACGCATTTAAATCAGCAATATCAGGATCATTTAATGCTCCTAGCTCATCATTTAGTTCTAGAACAACTCTATTAGAAATACGAAAAGAATTTACATCTGCAATGATATCAGGTTCATTTACAGCACCTTCGGCATCATTTAGCGACAGAGTATCTGCTAATTTTGTTAAATCATTAGCAAATTCAAGTGGTGTAATATCCAATTCAAATAAAGTGAATTCAGTAATAACAGTAACTGGTAGTTATGCAATAACAGGCTCGAATAATTTTATTGGCAATCAATCATTTGCCGGATCATTATCTATATCAGGATCAATTTATAGAACAGCAATTATTAGTTCAACAATAGCTAATATTACTCAATCAATACATAGTTTAAGTACATCTTCATTTGATGGCGCATTTATAGAATATACAGCAGTTTCAGCATCAAATGCAAGAGCTGGAAATATAATGTCTGTATGGGATGGAACAAATGTGACGTTTGCAGAAACAACAACGGCAGATATAGGTGATACATCAAATTTATTATTTCAAGTTGCATTAACACAAAGTGTAGCACAAATACAATCTTATACAACATCTACAGGTTATCGATTAAGGACAATTATAAAAGCAATATAATTGTCGACTTAATGTATAAACATATTTATATATAAAAATACTTTTTGGATAGGGAAGAAAAGAATAATGGCAAATGAATTTATAATAAAACGCGGCTTTGAATCAAAAGGAAGCTCTCAAGTAACAGGATCATTAAGTGTTACAGACAAACTAATAGTAACCGGATTAATCTTAGGAACAAATGTATCTGGTACAAATACCGGAGATCAAGATTTATCGACATTAGCATTAAAGACTGCAATATCAGGATCATTTGTAGCACCTAGTTCGTCATTTTCAACAAGAGTATCTGGTAATTTAGTTAAAGCGGTAGCAAATTCGGGTAATATATCAACTAATACAATTAAAGTGGATTCATTAGCATCTGCTACTAGTAGTTACGCATTAACATCTTTAATATCCGGATCTTTCGGAGCACCATCTGCATCTTTTAGTACGAGAGTAAGTTTCTTAGAAGAAGGCGGAGCAGTAGGATTTACTTCAGCCGGTATATCTGGATCTCTTGGAACTAATGCTACATTGATTAGGAGTTTGACAGCAACAGGAATATCCGGATCATTTACATCTACATCGGCATCTTTAAGCTCTAGAATAACGACTAATAAAAATACTACAAGTGTTAATAGAACTCTTATTACCGGCATAACTTCATCATTATCAACACCTGGAAGAATGGTATTCGTCGGATCAAATGGAGTATTGACATCAGAAGATGGATTTACATATAATGCTACTACTAATCAATTAGCGGTCGAAAATTTAACTGTAACACATTTAACATCATCATTTATAACAGCATCTAATATTAAAACATCTGGATCTAATACATTTGGAGATTCTACATCAGATACACAGACATTTATAGGATCTATTCTTATGTCTGGATCAGCTCAGATTACAGGTTCATTAGGAATATCGAGTAATATAAAATCAGTAGGGACAATTGTAGGATCAAACTTATCCGGTACAAATACCGGTGATCAAAGTCTTACTGCATTAGCATTAAAGACTGCAATATCTGGATCATTTACATCGCCTAGTTCATCAATTTCAACAAGAATAACATTTTTAGAAGATGGTGGTGGCTCAGGATTTACGTCGTCAGGTATTTCAGGATCTTTTGGAGCACCATCTGCATCATTTAGTACGAGAGTGACCGCAAATGATGCTAAATTAACTGCAAATACAACTAATGTAACAAATGCCGGCGCATTGATGGATTCAGAACTTGCAGAGATCACAACGGTCAAATTATTAACCAAATCGGGTATATCTGGTTCATTTACTGAATTATCTGCTTCGTTAGCAAATCGTGCAAAATTTACTTCAATCTGGGATGTAGTGTCTCCTAACGGCGGTCAATATGAATTTAAAGGTCCTGGACTTATTGGAACAGAAAACAAACCTGCACTTTATTTGACTAGAGGTGAACAATATAGATTTAGTATTAGTAATGCATCTGGTCATCCTTTTTATATACAAACATCAGCTGGCGCATATAATAGTGGAAATGTATATAACGATGGAGTAACCGGAAATGGAACTCAAGCAGGAAACTTAGATTTTAATGTACAATTTGATGCACCTACTACATTATATTATGTTTGTAGTAATCATTCCGGAATGGGAAATATTATATATATCTCTGATTTTATTCCAGATACAGCATCAACTGCATCATATGTCGCTGGAGCAAATGTTGATGGAGCAGTTGCAACAGCAACTTTAGCAGCAGATGCAACAACATTAGCAACACCCAGGGCAATTAATGGAGTTAATTTTGATGGAAGTGCAGCAATAACAGTAACAGCTGCAGGATCAACATTATCTGATACTGTAACTGTTGCAAAAGGTGGAACTGGTGCTACAACATTAACAGCAACTAGGGTATTAATAGGGAATGGAACTTCTGCATTAGCAACAGATTCAGGATTTACATATGCTAGCAACATATTAAATACGGAAGGATTAAATATATCTTCTGTGTCAGCACAAAATTCAGAAGCAACTTCATTAATGATTAACGGAGATGGAGTTGTAGGAAAAAGGGAATTAGGAAGTAACGCATTTAACAGCACTACAATTCCAACAGCTGCTGGCGGAGCAGGCCAATTGCAATATAATAACGGATCTAATGGTTTTGCAGCTACATCTGATATGGTTTACACAACCGATCAGTTAAAAGTTCAAAACTCTATTTATTTAGATGGCAATGGATCTGCTGCTGGAATCGTAAAACTAGGTTGTGAGGCTGCAGGAGCATCTCATTATGTAGGTTTAGAAGGCCCAACACATAATGGCGCTAATGCTTATATTATAAAATTTCCAGATGCAACGCCTACAGCTAATCAAATATTAAAAGTTAATACAGTAGCTAGTAGTACTGCTAATATGGTATGGGCTGCTAATACAGCATCAACTGCATCATATGTTGCAGGCGGAAATGTTGATGGAGCAGTTGCAACAGCAACAATATTAGCAACAGCAAGAAATATTAATGGAGTTGCATTTAATGGCAGTGCAGCAATAACGGTTACTGCCGCAGGCTCAACATTATCAGATACAGTTACCGTAGCAAAAGGTGGGACAGGTGCTACAACATTAACAGCAACTAGAGTATTAATAGGGAATGGGACATCAGCCATAACTTCAGATAGCGGATTTACATATGCATCTAATCCCCCT